TAATTGATTTAGATTCTGATCGAGCCATAATTAAACGCCTTTATTTTTACGTTCTAATTTACTTTGCATTTCCGTTAAAATTCCACCGTTTGCCAATCCTGGGGAGTTATCAACGGTTAAGCTGTTGTACGAAACATCAACATCCGGCACTGCTGAATACTGAGATTTTAGAGCATCTTGCATATTCAATAGCTCTCGTTGTTGTTTCATTAAGTCCTTATTAGCCTCTTTTTGAGCAAAATACTGCCCAACGCCAAGTAATGTATTTCCAAGCAAGTTTGTGGCTGTTTTATTGCTTTCCATCCACTTGCCTGCCTCTCCAGCCGCATCTCCTAACCACGATGCCGCCCCACTGATAGCCTCAAAAGCCTTATCCCAAAATGATTCGCCGGCCATAAATTTGCTCCTTATTTAATACTTACTGACGGTACACCAAGACTAGGGAAAGACGACCAATTTTGTTTGGTTGTCGGAATCCCTTGCATGAATTTAGATACAAAGTTAATCTCAGAATCACGGCTAGATTTCAATGTTTTGATAGCTTTCTCTTTGTCGTCCGCTTTCATTGCTGTGTTATTCAAGATGCCAGCAATTTGAGCATCAAAGTTATTTGCAATCTGCATTGTAAAGTCTATTGATTTGCCAATGGTATTAGCTGAGACTTGAGCATTTAAGTTCCGCATTTCATTTTGATGGTTCAGATTGGCTAATTCACGTTGATTTGCTCTATCTAACGCATTTTGCGATGCAGTAAAGTTGTACTGAGCTTGATTTAAACGACTTTGATTACTGTAATTTAAGTCAGACTGTAATTTTGCCAATCTACTTTGATTGTTGTAATTTAAGTCCGATTGTAATTGAGTTAATCCTCTTTGATGCGCTCTATCAAGATCAGCTTGAGATGCAGCAAATTTGTTTTGTGTATCATTCAATCGACTTTGATTCTGATAACTTAAATCAGCTTGTAACTGAGCTAATCCACGTTGATGCCCACGATCCAAATCAGCTTGAGATGCAGCAAATCTATTTTGCTCTTGATTTAAACGACTTTGATTGCTGTAATTTAAGTCAGCTTGGAGTTTAGCTAAATCCTTTTGATGCCCTCTATCTAAATTAGCTTGTGATGCCGTGAATTGATGTTGAGTGTCTTGCGCTGCGATTGGAATTGCAGCATCCAACATAGCTCTTTGTGCCGCCTCTGCGCCAAGTGTTGAATTTTGCAAGCCACGATTAGCAGCGATTCGCTCGCCTTTTGCCGCCGCACTTCTCATCAGCAAAGAATTGCTATTTAAGATGTTTGCAACATTGCCAGCCATTGTGCCAGAATTGTCCTTTTCTGGAGTTTGCGAAACTGTTGGAGCTTGTGGCTGCTTTTTATTTAAAGCGCCGCTCATAGTGCCTAGAATTGACATATATTCCCCCAAAAAGAAAAGCCGCTATTTAGCGGCATCTTGTTTAAAATCTTCGGTATATTGTCGGCGGTAAACTTCACTGAAATAGGATTCCCTACAGTGATTGCGGTCAAAAAATACCGCATTGATCAATATGTGAATTACACGCCATCGTTTGCGAGGATGCTCCGATAATACTGCACCTCTATAAGCTCGGCTTGATAATGTTTCATCAGCAGCGCCACCAGTGATAGCGTTAAACAACTGATCGATTGCAATAATGACATGGTAAAACCATTTTTTTACTTTCTCTTCACTAACCATTATTTACCCTCCAAATGCTCTTGATACGTTTTCGACCAGCCGGATGACCAGTTATAATCTTTCGGATTAGCTGATTGCTCTAATAGCAGTTTGTGCATATAGGCATTCTCATACATTTTTTCTTTAAGAGTTTTCACTGCATTCCATACTGCCTTAAACTCCTCAAAATGGATAACTTGAGCAGTGTTATCAGCACAAATTAATGTGTAAGTGTTATCCTTGCCGTTTAAATCAAAATCAGCCTTAATCTCAACCAGTGTGCTGCGGCCTTTATCGTCCGTATCAACCCATTTATTGATCAATGGAACAAATACACCACCATTTACACAATCATCACGCTTTTTGTTAATCGCTGCTCTAATTTCAGCTCTTTGAGCATTTAACAACTCATTTCGTTTATCTTGCGACACTACCCATTTATCGCCATCCCATTCATGGTATTCACTAGGTTTTTTCTCCATGATCAATTTGCCATTAATTACATAGCATCCAAGTAAATCATCCGTGTCTGATTCAACTTCTAAAACGCCGCAATCAACTGGAAACAAAGATGATGCATCACGAGAACAAGAAACCACTAATCCATCATCATCGAACATTACTTTTAATGTATTGTCAGAAAATTGCGGTTGAATCTCATACCAATCTTTGCCATCTTCACTTCTTAAATACAATACCCCATCAATAGCATTGCTGCTTGGCTCGTATGTTTTGAATTTTTTTATGTATAGCATATTTATTACCCTTAGCCTGTGATGTTGTACCAGGTGCCATTAACTAATTTTTGTATAGGTCGATAGGTTAATGTTCTAGTATTATTTTGAACCCTAGCACCGGTCATTACTAAAGCGCCGGTAGGAACGGAATCGAATTCAGATCTATATATCGGATTACCCAATCTAACATCAGATACAGTCTCATGCGCAAGTGCGACAACACCTCCTCTTTCTGGAAAGAGTATTTCATACGCATCTTGAACCCACAATTTCCATCTATTGTTATTAAATTCAAATCGAGCAAGTTTATTATTTTGTTTTCTTAAAACCTCAAGTCCACCAAAATAGTGATCGTTCTGAACAACCCTAACGAAATCAAAGTCTGTTTGGTGTGTTTTATTTAACGAGCGACTAGGCGTTCTAACATCACCATTACTGACAAAATCGCCGTTGTGTTCAAACTGCCATATAAGGTTATGTCCGTTATCCTCAATTAGATTAATAATTCCTCTACCAAACCCACGCTCAGCCCCTTGAACTGATGTGTAACCGAATGAAAACGCCGATCCATACTCGCCATTACGATTAATAAACCCTTTTATAAAAGGATGATATGTATCACGAGTAACGCCGGCAGATGCCACAACATAAGGCGCTTTTAAATTGTATTGATTTGAATAACTCCCATGCCCAACTTGAGGCACCTCAAGATAGCCGTCTGCAATGAATTTATCACCATCATAACCAAACCTATTATTGGAACTGCCGAATGCAATATAACCCGCTCTATCATTCGTAACGCCTTTAACTCCAACAGCATCTGCTTGATAAACATCCATAATATAGGCGCTTTCGCCAACTTTAATATGGCCATCCGAATCACCATTAACTATTTCCAAATCTGATAATTCTAATTTGCCAGAAATTTTCCCTCCACTCTTATCAAGCTTGTCTTTTACTGCATCATTCAAGATTTTGACGGCTTTTGATGTCGCAACAGTTTCAGTGCTATCACTATCTATACTAGACGACATGCTTGATGTTTTGATGTAATCAGTTAATGATTCAGGGATTTTTGCTATAAGCGATTTTAGATATTTACCCGCTTTTGCGGTCAACCCCAATTCCTCGCTTTCTGATTCCAAACTGCTTGTTAGCTGCACGATCCCTTTTGTTTCAGTGTTGGCGCTCGGAACATTTATTACCTTTGAATACTCTACCTCACCATTAGCTAGGCTCACGGCTCTATTGGCAGCCTGTACGGCCTCTGCCGCTTTACTTGTGGCTATATCGGCATTGTTTTTGGATGTAATTGCGGCTGATGATGCAGTTGTTTCGGATTGCGCTGCTTTGGTTGCATAGTGATAAGCTGAATATTTATCACCTTGTACTACTTCATTAACTGGATTGGCTGCCCATTTATGAGCCATATTCTCAGAATTGATAGCCGCTTGTTGGCTGCTTTGTGCGGATGCCGCCGCTTGAGTTGCCGTATCAGCTTTTTGAGTTGCAGTTAAAGTATTTGTAGCAACAGATTGCGCATTTTGAGCAACTTGTTGAGCTTTGGTGGTAACATCATCTCTCGCATTATTAACGCTCTTTTCTGTTTCAGTGAGCATTTTAAGCGGCACTGGGTGCATCGGATCGGTTGGTTCTGGGATTAATGGACTTTCCTTAAACCCTTTCCCATCATCTCGCATCTCGGGGATGCGTTCAAAACTCGATTGAATTGCATCAAATTCATCAGATACGGCTTGTCCGTCAGCTTTTGTGTATGGAGTAAATTGATGTTTGCGTTTATACCAGCTTTCTTTAGACACGATAATTTCTCCGGGGAATATAATTTAAGATAAGTCCACTAATTTCAAATTGTGGAGAGTAGATTGATGAGCCAGCAAACGATAAGGCAATATTTCGGCTATACCCTGATAATTGAAGTGTTGGCGTTGAATAATCTTCCGCAGACCAAAGAAAATCATTCCAAAGAGAATCATTCCAACGACCGCCGCCGCCGGCAATTTCTAAATCTTTACTTAGTGCGGCTGAATGATAGTTTGAATTGTAATCAAGATCGAATCGGAAACTTATTTTTGATTTCCCATCGGTTGTAGCTTGCAATTCAGCACTATGCCAACTTTTGATTAATGTTGGTGAACCACAATGATTGAACGCCATTTTTACAGTCCAATCTATACTTTTTCCTGAAAATGAATAGCATTTGTCAGACTGTATATAAACTTTGCCATCACTAAAAGCGAGGTAAACTTGATTTGGCGATTGCCAAATCCCTTGCAATGGTTCAGGGTAAATGAAATATGTACTTCTTGTTGTTCCATCAGGTTGCAACATAATACATAAATGCCGCCCCTCGGATGAATAGAATCTAACTTGGTTAGATTTAGCTTTAGTGGATGAATAAACGATATTGTATGGTTGTTTATCAAAGGCAAGTTTACGGTTTGCATCCATTTCACTTAATCTGAAATCACCAAATTGCTCAGTTTGATCTATTCGAGTGATGCCGTTTTTTGTAATTGCGATAGGCATGAATGATGTTTGCAGCGTATTCGGAATTATGCCAACCGGCGAAATGTCTTTTAACGCCCAATCTTCACGGCCTGAACCATAAAGCCCCGATGTTTTATTTTGACAACCAATAATTAAAACGCCGCCAGTGGTGGATGATAATGCGGTTATTTCATCCCCTAAACCGAATTGCTCTGAGCCTAACAACACCGACCAACGGTTAGGATGACCAACTAAAGAATGCCCTAATTGACCGCCAGCGAATGATGCAAATAGATGATTTCTGTGCGCACAAATATATTGCGGATTGTCATTATTCACGAGAATTGGAATGATAATCCCGTTCGGACGAACCTCAATAATCTGCTCGCCATTACACCCATAGGCATAATGCGTATTAGAGCCGCCATAGAAGTTGTGATAGATAAATTGCCAGTCTTTCCCTTTTGTTAAAGAAACCCTGTCACATTTCTCTATTGTAGCAACGGTTGTGCTATTTATCTGTAAAGGTTGATTAGCTAAAACAGATTGTGACAAAACAACATAGCCCGATTTACTATCAGGCGCTAAAGATACTGAATGAATCACACCTCTAACATTGCCCGATGTAAAATCTGAGTTATCCAATAGATTTTCAGGTTTAACTAAGTCTTTTAACTTGGCAATATACGTTGCTTGAGCAACCGTCCAACTGCTATCAGAACTGATAAATACACCGCATCTGTCACCATCATCACGAAAAGCGATTAGCTTATTATCCAACTCTACAACGCCACGAATATTGCCCATTCCTGGAACTGGAAATACAGCATCAACGCCTAACTGAAATGCTTTTCCTCGATAAACTAAGTCATCAGCAAAATCACCATCGATAGAGCTATTCACATAACTTGCAGTAAAGCCAACACCGCTAACAGAAAAACTTGCTCCGTTGGTCATTGTTTCTGGCTTTAAAAACGCAACAACAAAGGCATCATCTAACACATCAATAATGTGGTATTGCTTACCGTTATGAGTAAATGCTTTATTGTGAAATTGCTCTTTATTGGAGATATTCCCAACGTGCAACACGGCATAAGTCATTTGAGATGGAACTGTTTTACCATCCAAACACTCATACCCCTCAATTCTGGAAAATCCACCGCCATAAATAGGCTGCACATTTAACGTGCTAACCGCATCACTACTAGCCTTTGCGATTGGAGGAGTAGATAGATCCATTCCACCGCTAATAGCGATAAATTGTGATTGATTTCTCGGTAACTGTGCCATTTATTTGCCTAATGATGGAGTTGGTAAAAATTGAGTGCAAAGTAAGTGCAGATATTTATCCCATTCGTTTTGCCCACGCAAAATTAACTCTTGAGCATTTTGCGATAAGGCTTTGCCTTGCATTGCGTAATACACAATAGCCACATGGAATTTTTCAGGAATGAAAGGAGTATCAGCAGATTCTTCAAGAACTTGAGGATTTTTAGAAGAGAATCCCTCACCCCAGAAATCCTCACTCCAATCACGCAAAGATTGAATATCTAGCCACGATTCACGAACTGCATCAACATACTCTAGACTACGACCTTTCTGATTGGATACGCCGAATGGGCCATCACCTGTATCATTCATTTCACGGCGTAACCGTTGAGCAAGTTGAAGATAATTCATTATTCATCACCTAATACTGTAATTGAGAATCGAGTTGCAAAGTATTCAGTCAATGAACCGTCTTGGTTTTGTTTAAAGCGAGTTTCACCTGATTTAGCCAATAGCTGATATGCCGGCTCAGGGATTGATACTTCTTCACCACGCTTAATTAACGCATCCCAATCGCCAATGCTGACATAAACATCGCCGGTTTCGGTTTCGCTTGGCGCAATAATAATTCGCACACGCTTGTGCGATAACAATGGAATATCGCCTTGCGTTTCTTGTGTTTCTTGTGCCGCTTGCGGTTGTAATTCCACTTCCGCATCAGGGCGTAAAATGCCATTCGCTGATTCAAAACCAAGAATTGCTTGAACTAGCTCTTCTTTTTTGCCGTCTTTTTCAACGCCGCAATAATCACGCAAATGAGCAACTAATTCTTCTTTTGTTGCTTTTTTTAAATCAATAAATGGATAAGCCATTGTGTACTCACTAAAAAAATAAAGCCCTCACAAGGAGGGCTTTTGATTTACGAATTAAAACTAAAGTGATGATGCAGCCACTTCTACACGAACTAACCAAGCATCGTTTAGGATTTTACCCGCCCACCAAGTTTTCCAACCAACTGAGCCTGTTTGACCTAACTCATCGCCTTTTTCGGCTTTACCAGGATTGCGCACTAAAATTTGTGCAGCATCTTTACCTTTTAATGGGCAAGTTGCATAAGCATCTTGACCGAATACGGCGATTTTATACACGTCCGCTTTAGAGCCAGCAGTAGATAATACTTTGGTTGCTGTTGGAGTACCGCCTTTGTTGATTTCAGGTGCGAATAAAGGCGATGTAATAAAGCGCACGTTTTCGATTGTGCCGAACTCTTGCGGAACAATAGGCTGACGAGAGCCATATTCTGCAACTGGAGTGAATCCAGGTAAGCTGCGAATATCAGCCTCTAAGTCAGTATGGCATACCGCAATGTATGCAGCCTCAATCGGTTTAGTACCGTATTTGATTGAGCCATCAAGGATAGATGTTTTTTTCTTCGCACGATTGCGTTGTAATTTACGCACGGCCGCACGAATATGCTCTAATTTAACCGCAGTATTTACATCGTTGGAAGAAGTGCCGTTGGCGAAAATAACGTTTGTACCGCCACTGATTGCGCCCCAGGCTAAAAGCTCGGTTGTTTCAGCCGCTTGCTCGCCTGAAAGCATTGTAGTATCGCTTAACACTTGATCTTCATGAGTGTCCTGAATAACATCAGTGATTTCAACCCATGAGCCGTATTGTTTTAATGAGACTTCCACATCTTCATACGCCATTTTTTGAGAATCTGGACGAACGCCCTCAGTCAATGGGGTTGTTGCCGGTGCAAATGGTTTTGGACGGCGGAATTTAATGGTTTGAGATTTGTTTTGTGGAACTGGTTTAGTTTGACCAAGTTTATTCAAAACAAGGATTGGTTCTGCGTGAGCTAACATTTTAGCTTCAGCATAAACTTTTGTACGTGGAGAAATGTCGCCATCGGTATATTTAGTTGTAGCCATGATAAATTTTCCTCAAATGAACTAACTTACTTATCGCTGTTTAGCAAATTCAGCAGCGAATTGATTGAACAACGATTCTTCATCAACTTCGCTGCCCCCTTTTGGACTTGTTCGACCAGTAGGAAGTGACAATGCTGAAAGTTGTTGAGAACGTTTATTCCGTTGCTCTGAGATTGATGCGGCAGTCTTTTTGTATTCATTGAGTAAGTAGATAGCATCTTGCGGATCGTCTGATTTAAACAATGCTTTGATGCCTTTTGGTTGATTATCTACCCATCTATGGAACATTGGATCGCCTAAAATGTCGTTTGCATCAGGAACGACTTGAGTCACTAAAGAGATTGAGCTATCAAGTTGTTGCTGCGCAAAATCTTGCATATTTGCATCGACCATCTGAGCAATCGGCGCTGAAATATCATTAAGGCGTTGATTTTGTCCGGCAAGAATGCGGGATAATACTTCAGCAACTTCAGGATAGTCCGCACGCAAATTGTCTAACTCACCATCAAAGGTAGTTTGACTTTGCTCGAGCTGCTCTAACGCTGCCTTAGCCTGTTGATATTTCTTAGAGAGAGCGCCAACACGACCACGTTGAGATTTAGCCATGTGTTCGTATCTCTCTTTTTCTGCTTTCATCAAACGGAAATTGTCTTTCACTTCATCAGTGGCATTTGCTAACCATTCAGGCAATACTTCCTCTTTCTCATCCGGCTGTTGCGGGATATTTTCTTGAGTGGTATCTTCCATGCGTTGATCGGGCGCTGGCTGTTTGGTTTCATCTGCGACTGACGGTTTAACTTCAGCAGTTAGTCCACCTGATTCAAGTTGATTAGCGGCCTCATCGAAAGCGGCATCAGCATTAAATTCTGTGGTGTCTTGATTTTCCATTTATTACCTCATTAAGCGGCATATAGCGGCTTGTGATAATTCGTTGATAACAAAAAAGCCCACTCATTGAGCGGGCTTGTATTTAACCGTTTAGATCTGATACTAAACTTCTTAATTCTTTAATCTGACCTCTTAGAATATTGTATTGCTGAGGCGTTAAGCCCTCAGTGCATAAATCCTGACAATACTCATCGATCCGTTTATTTAGGTAGGAGATTAGAGAATTTCTATCTGTTGAGCTTGATAAAATTAATTTCTGCATAAAATCCCCAATAAAAAACCGAATTGCATTTCTACAATTCGGCTATTTTGTTGAATTTTACTGCAAATATTTTTAAATGTCAATGGATTAGTGTGTGTTTAATCCCTCCATTTGTCGATATTTACGCAATAATCGTGCTTGTACGCCGCTCATTTCTTTGTTGTATCGTTTGATACCACTTTCATAAGCGACCGCACTAATTTTACCTGATCGCAATGCACGAGTAAGATTGGCTTTTTCACTTCTTGCTTTTTTGATGATACTCTCTTCTTCCTCATGGAATTTGATAAGTTTCATTTTATCAGCATCTAACCAATCGCCTAATTCATTACGCTCTTTGCGAGATTTATATTCTTTATAAACACTTCCCGCCTCTTCACTAGCCTCATAGTATCGGCTTTGAATTGCAAATTCGTTTGTTGCACCGATGAATTGATTTAGGAACGGCGTGCGAGTTTTACGACCTAATTTTTCACGATTAGGATTTTCGATAAACACCGTTCCTAACTCTTTAAAGCTACCAAGGATTGAACCATATCCATCAAACAGGTTTTTAATTTGTTCAGGGTGCATATCAATACCTAGTGAATCATTGAGGTAAAGAGCAATATCTTTCCACTCTTGAGCAGTTGTCGCCTTGGCTTGTTCTGCTTTTAATTTATCATCACGCACATAATTGGTTGTAATTTGATTACCAAACGCAGAACGATTTAAAACATTTTGCATTAATGGTTGCAAAATTGTTGGCGTAAATGTCAATGCCGCCTTAGTCATTGGATATTTCGCTGCTGAAATTTCAGATGGAGATACTGGAGAAAATGTTTTAAACGAATGCACAAACATATTTGTACCAGCATCAGTGAATGAAATATCGCCAACCGCACCTTTTACAAGGTTTGTTGAGAAATTCCACGCCATTTGCGCCATACCAAAACCAACCGGGATTTTGAAGTATTTACCCTCGCCAAGTGGAATAGGGATATAGCGAGTGATGTCGCCAAGCTGATCCATTTTATTGCCGCCCTCGTCCTCATCGTCCATTGAGCGCAATACAGTGTAAAGCGAAGTCATTACAGCCATGTATGCAGCAAAGCGGATTTGACCTTTACGAGTGGATAGGTAACGCATTAAGTTGGCCGCACCCATTACAGTTGGTTGCGAGAACATATACAATGCTTTAATACCACGCATTTTTGAGCCAGTTTTGCGGAAGTTGGTCAATTCTAACGTTGTTGCTGCCGCTTGTTTTGAATCAATGCCGTTATCAACTAACGCTTTATAGGATGCTAATGCTGATACTGTATCAAACATCTTATTATAACCCTCAAGCACTTTACCAACTTTCTCAAGCTTGCCGGCTAGTGGGTTATTTTCTTTTTTCAAGCGTTTGATTAAATCAACTTCTGATTTATCGAGATAAGTACCATAGTTTGATACTCCCCCCTCTTTTAGAAGTTGTTTTAACATTCGCTCTGCTGGCACGCTATCACGCAATTCTTGACCAAATCCAAGGCGTTTAGTTGCTTGCCATACTTCCTTGTCAGCAAAGGCGTTTTTAATGGTATCACGACCGATTTTATCCATTGTTTTGCTATCAACTAGACGATTATTTTTATCGTAAAGTTTTTGCACTCGGATAAATTCTGATTTTTCCCAAGTATCACGCATCATATTCATTGGCGCAAACGTAACAGTCCATTGAGTAACTCCTCGAGCATACCATCCTGTCGGTTTAGAGATAACTTTCAAGAAAGCGTTGGCGTGTTCAACGTTGTCATTGCGCAATGATTCCATCACTTGAGTTGGTAATTCATACTCATAATAATCACTACCCTCTTTGCGGATAAGTACGTTGTCGCTTGAGCGTGTTAAGCCTTGCATTTTACGTTTACTAATACCTAAATTTGCGGTTGCTTGTTCTCTTGCCTCAGCATCGGAATAGCCTTTATCTTTCAATAAAGCCACTTCTGTTTCAAACAAGTCATCAATTCTAGATTTAAACTCAGCAAAGCCGGCATAGGTGGTGGATTTACCGATTGACTTCCAAACAGCATCAATCGCATCTTCAGCCTCAGAACTTGTACGACCTTTTAATGTTTTATCTCGAGCAATGTTAAGCGCATTTGAGCCAGCACCCGAGATAATATCAACATCTACATCGGCATTCGGATCGCCAGTTAAAGGCACATAATGGCGATTAGCCTTGTACTCTTGATACTCAGCCTCAGTATATCGACCACTCGCACGATCAATATCTAATCTTGATTGATTGAGATCGTAAACGAGATCGGCTACATATTCCAAGTTAGAACGGCTGATATGTTTTTCTGTGTTGCTCATAATCAATTCAGCCTCAGGAATTGACCAACCGCCAGCAACCCCAACTTTAAAGCGATTGCCTTTGTTTTTGTAATCCGTGTTGTAAATATCAGCCTTACGGTTATCGTATTGCTCTTTTGCTTTTAGATAAGCCTCATTTAAGCGGCGCACTTCTGCACTTGTACCGTTTTGTTTAGCGTTATCCAATAAGCGTTTTGTATCACGCATCACTTTTTCATCACGATTGAGTAAATCAATGTTTTTCTCAATGGAATAGCGAGCTGAGATCCAGTTGCCGACCATTCTTTTCATTGTCAATTCGTCAATCGGATGACCTGTATTTTTGCTTTGTTTAGAAAGTGCGGCAATTTTTGAAAGAATTGGTTTCAAATACGCTTGTTCTAATTCAGAATTTAGTGCATCACGTTTACCCTTAGCCGTGTACATAGCATCTTTTAGACGGCGTTTTTCATGGTCACGGCTGCTAGTGTTGCCTGTTTGATCTTCAAGGTGCATTGAATCAATCCAATCATTCACCGGGCGCAAGCTATCAGCTAACCATTCATCAACTTTACCAACTGCACGATTAAAACGCTCTTTAAATCCTGAGAAGTCTTTGGATTTTAAGCTATCCCATGCGCTAGGCTCGCTATGCGCCACGCCTGTCATTGCTAAATCAAGAGCTGATTGCATTGTGTTCGCACGAGAGAAACGAATATCATCGTTCTCTTTAGAAAATGCGCCAGTGTTAGAGGATGCTGATTTAATTTGATTGGAGTTGAATACAGCTAAGTTTTTAACTCCGTCCTCATTTACATAAAAACCATCAAATCCCAAGTCTTTGATTGATTCAATGATTGTTCTATCCTCTATCCGTTGCCATTTACCTTTTTTTATTTCACTAACAGCGCTAGAACTCAAACCGGCCATCACCGAAAGTTTACCAACTTGTTTTTTGTTAGTGTAATCAAAAGGATTCTTGGAGGAAATAAACAACGGCATAACATTTGCACCATCCGCAAAATCTCCGCCATTTTGCGTGACAAACTTATCAACAAATTTCGGATCGTCAGATACAAAATGAATACCCCTATCATTGCTAAATACATTAAAACTATTTAATGTGCCATGATAAACCACTAACGGTTCACCAGTTTTAGGATTTACAACCTTACTTGCATTTTCAGGATCGTTTTCCCAATCACCGAACCAGGCTTTAAACTCAGGCGAGCGAACCTGTTGCCATTGATGGAATGTTAGCTCGGTTTCGCCTTTTGATTTTGCTTGGTTATAACGCTCTTCTGTCAATTCTTCATTTCGACTAAAGCGCAAATCGCCAATATCACTTGTTTCATTTAGCGAGCTAGATTTAATTCGAGCAATAAGATTCAATACATCTTCATCAGAAAACTGCGCTGCACGCTCAACACCAAAGAATTTTGATAAGAAGTCTTTGATACGTTGTGCGGTCATAGCTAACCATGATTTAGTTGATTGTCTTTGACCTTTCTTAATCTCTACACCGTAACGACTTTCAAGCTCATTCCATTTGCCTGTTTCGTGTGCGGCCATCATTTCTGCAATAGCCTCTTCAATCGCAACAGATCGATTGGTTGCGGCTAAATCATCAGTGTTTTTGCGTTGTGTTTGAATAGCATCGGCAATCTGACTAATCGCTTTGTTTTTGCCAACTTCTTGCATTAAGCTGTCATAAGAGCCTTTATAGCCAACGTTGATCCCACGATGCGCCATTTCGTGCCACGCAACGAATTGCAAACGTTCTTCTTTGCTCATTGTTTTAGTTGCATTGATACTGTCTGCGATTAATGTAACCTTGCCAGTTTTAGGATTAAACCAACCCTCTACATCGGAAGTGATTAGGTTTTTCACATCTTTAGGCGGATTGGCGAGAGTTGTCACCTCAATATGTTCTGCCGCTTTGCCAAAGGTTTTGCGAATAATGTCTTGAGCGTGTTGAATTTCTGGATTAATTTGTGGAATCTGATTATTTTTTGCGGCTTGATATTGACTTAGATCGGTTTCGGTTTTAATATTATCCACAGATAGGCTCATCGTTTTTGAATCGATTTTTGAGGGCAATTGGAGCCCGAAAGATTCAATAAATTGTGAGCCTTTTGTTTTATTCCAATATACCAAATCATGATTTAGCATATTTTGTAAGCCACCAAGATTCTTACCGTACACGCTGGCAATATTAATCACCTCAATTCCATCTTTAGTTTTCTTCAGATGTAATGCACTAATTACTGGCTCGTCCTTTCCTGTTGAGATATTTCTTTCCAATAGCTCTGTTAAGACAATATAGCCATTATGTGTTGCTCTTGGCGCTGATTCCATTACAGCAACAGGATTATTAATCTGTTTCGGCAATTGTTTCAATGTTTCGGAGGTAACATTATGCTTATCTAACATCACTTTTCTTAATACATCTCTATTAACTAAAACTTTAGTATCTGGCAATCCAAGCATTTTTAGAACACTTGGAGTGGTTCCCATAGGGATGTATTGTTTTGATGGCTTACCACCCTGAACAGTTGTATCTACCGCTTTCGCAAAGTCAGAATTAGCGGATTCATTTAGGCTTAATCTAATAGTTTCATCAGTGTTTTTCGCTTGTTGTAGAGTGCCTAATCTGTCGAATGTTGCATCTTCACCAAATAGGCTCATGATTGATGTATCACCCTGAACCTGAGCTTTGTTAAGGTATGAACCTAACACTTGCGCAATGCGTTTACTACTTCTGCGGTTTTCATCAAATATTGTCAGAATTTCACGAGCCTCAGGCGACAAATCACCCACAAAATCTTCTTGAGCGAGATAATCACTGATTTTAAATCCTTGTGCATTGAGTTGGTTGTATTTCTCAACGGCTTGGATCACGTCCTCTGAAATATTTACATCGCTTGATAACTTACCACTGTCAATGCCTTGCTGAGTTTGAGCAACTTTAGGCGCAATGGAGGTTAAGGCGTTCAATACGTTTTTTGCGCCTTGATCTGTATTTTCAATCAAGCGAGATAATGTTTGACTGTCACCATACGCCTCATACAACATTGCATTACGCATACGCTGCACGCCAGTTTGACTGAGATTACCTCGACTATCTAATAATTCATTACGCACGTTCTCAGGTTGATTTTTAATGAATTGGCCAATGAAGTATTGGTTATCTACTGAGTTAATATCGCCGTCATCGTTTGCAACAAAATTATCCATACTTAGCAAGCGGCGAGCATCTACTTTGGCTTGCTCTAAATCTGACATTCGCATACCGCCTTGCTCGTTGGAATTGATAGCCACTTGAGCAATATCAACTGGAGAAGTTAAACGGCGAACCAATACGGGATTTTCCATTTCGCTTAATTGAGCTGGATCAATGCCAAATTGTGCTGAATTATCTTGTAAGAATTGGCGATAACCATCAGCGCCGCCCTCTTGATAGGCTTGGCGAATTGCCATTGTACGACCATTACCGGCAATAATTGTTTTACCATCTAAGGCTAATAACGGTGCGCCCACATCCATTGTTGGACTTGAGGCAAGTTTGCGAGGATCTAAATTTCGTGCAATGTTATTAATTTGAGCTTGGCTTGATGCTCTGTCACGGTCTCGGAATTGGTTTTCATCTTTTTGCTGTGTAGGCGTAAGCGTGCTTGCATCTACGACTTCATATTGGAAAGGTTGATAATTACCATTGCCAACATCAATCTCATCGTTAGCGCCGCTTACAACGCCATTTCTGAACTCATGCGCAATGTTAGCTGATGATTGTAAATTGCTTACTGGTGCAACGGCTTGCGGATCATCGTTGGCGTATTCTTTCGCTTTCTCAGCATAATCTTCTAACCAACGGCGCATAGCTTTACCATCTTTCGGATCAATGCCGTATGATTGAGCAATGTTGCGCACTTCATCAAACGCACGACCAATTACATAATCTTTTCGAGCTTGTTCGTCTGCGAAAATGGTTGCGATACCGGCGTTATTGAGCGCTTGTACTCGACTGGCTGATACTAAATCGCCTAATTCGGTTGCGCCATGATTGAGCATATCAACATAGTTTCTTAATTGGCTATCAACTGCATCATTACCAGTATTGATATGATTTAAGATTGTGCGTTTTTGATTATTGAAAGCGATTCTATCAGTGTGCGTATCAAGTCCACCCATAGCCGAACCAAAGACCGCACCAAGCACCGCACCATTGATAGCATTATCAGCCATGCCATCGGTTAAATCTTTATCAGGATTTAAATAGTCTTGATCTGCTTTGTTTAATGCGTATTGCTCGCCAATACCTTGAATAGCCTCAGTACCGCCCTCAACTGCCGCACCTTTTAATAAACCGCCTTTGATTGTTTTAGCCGGCGAACCTAAACCCCAAAATCCACCACCAAGACCACTGACTGCATTTGTCACTAAATCTGTTGCGATAGCCGTTGGATTGAGCGCTGCATCACGCCCAACTTTATCAGCAAAGGATTTTTTAGCCATTGTGTAAAGCTCATCTGTGCTTTTACCTTTGCCCTCATCGCTATCTGCAATGGAATAATATTCATCTGAAAACTGCGGAATTTTGGCTAATTGTTCATTAGTCATTTCCATGATTTCATCACGTTTTTGACCGTAACGACCGCCGCCCGACATCGCCGACATTGTGGCTGTAATACCGACCATGTTCCAGTATTTTTGCGGAATACCACGTTTAGCAGCTTGTTCCACGGCTGTTTTGCCCACTTCTTCAGCAACTTCTTTTTTGAGCAATAATTTACCGGCTTGTTTTGCACCAATCGTTGCGACTTTACCCGCACCAAGTGTTAAAGCTGTATCAAGGTTTTGACCGATTAATGAACCTAAATTACCAGCCCACCAACGCAAATTGCGTACACCTTGCCCCTCGCCATCAAACGCATTTTGATTTAAAGCGGCTTTCATTTCATCTGACATTGAGGCAACGTTTTCATCTGCACCTTTCGCCGCCCAATCACCAACATCATGCAACCAATCTGCACCAGTTAAAGCGCCAATACCGTGCGCAATATCACTAACGCCTTTCCACGCCCCCATTTGCACCGCATCAACCGTATCAGCCACAATGCCTTGCTGTTTTTTAGGCTCTTGCGCTGTGAATTCAGTATCGAGGTAAGTGGTTGATGCGCCATTTCCTTTCTTGCTACCTGTATCGCCACTGATAATGCCGATCATTTCTTTGTAGTCTTTATTGGAAAGGTAGAAACTCATATATATTTGCCCTTAAAATTTAGTGATAAAAAAAGACCGCACTTTTTACGTTGCGGACTGTTATTTGTCTAACCCATAATTACCGGCTGGATTAGCGAGCGGCGTATTCTTCAATGCCACTTCTGTTTTAAATTTCTCTAAATCTATTGCTTGTTTACCTGTTTGAAGTTGTAAATCGGTTGTGAGTTTTGCTGTGCTTAGTTTTTCGTCTAAATCTAGGCGAGCTTGATGCGATTGTTGTGTCATTTGCACTTCGAGCATTTTAATTTCAAGCTCTTTCTCTTTGATCTGAACTTTCATTTGCTCAATCTGAATCTGACTTTGAATCTTCATTTGCTCTAACTGCATTTCGTGCTGTTGTTTTTGCTGTGCAATCTGCATTTGCATTTGCACTTTCAGAATTTCAGGATCTTGCGGTTGTGATGCTTGAGATTCTTGCATTTCCTGTAATTTTTGTTCGTACTCATCACGAGGGATAAGCATGGTTTGCGTTCCCATGCTCATTGATTGCATCAATGTTTTAGCGCCATCGTACCAGTCAAAAGCATACATTAATTGTGGATGCTGACCGAATTTTTGGAAAATATCGATAATCTGTGCTGTTTGAGTTTCTTTAACCAATAGCGCTGATGTACCACGAGCAACAATCTGCATATCACCTTTGATATTCGGATCATCGCTCATTGCCATGTTGTATTCATAGAATCGGCGAATCAATGGTTTAGTCACGGCATCATCCCATTCTTTCACCTGTCTGCGGCGTACTGCGTTTGCGGCGTTCATCAACATAGACATACCGCCTAGCGTTGGCGTAACCTGTCCTTGCTCGCCTTGCGCAATCATAGGCAACCCACTTTCTTCATCCATGAATGATTTTGAAAGCTGAATGATATTGGCAAATTCTTGCTGACGACTGCTAATATCAAAGATTCCAAAGGCTCTTTGAGCCTCAATCGCTGCGTTGGCTGTTGCTCTGTCATTAGTGCGCCATAGTTTATATGGAGCTAATTCCCAAGAACCGTCCACTGGACTTAATACACTGCTATTCACGACTGCTTGTGGCCCGATACCTAAAACGCCGTTATCAATCATGCCTCGCCAGGCAGTATTTAAAATCTCTTGCGCATCGCGGCAAAGGTAAGGAATACCAAAGCCAAACACACAACATACATCAGGCTCGCAAGTGTAAATTGAGTAAGGGTATTCGGCTGAATCTAACGGATTAAGGTTTACGCTTAAAATCTTGCCGTTGCCCGCCATCACGATCACGCCATCAATTTCAAGATTAGCCGCCTTTGATTCTTCATCATTCGGAATGTTGAGCTTATTGCCCTCGCCTAATTGAGAATTTGCGCTCTCTAGCACACTTAAAGGAATGCCGCCATGATAAGTCCATAGCTCATAGCGGTTGTCTTTGCTCTGTGTTTCTAAGCCTGATAGCGTTCTCAGTGTGTCAACATAACCATCCATATCTGAGCTTGCTGTTTTCGTATCTGAGCCGTCTAATTCGCAAAGCTCAAGCACGTTATCTTTCAAGTAGTATGGATTTTTAGCTAAAGCCTGTAATTGTTTTTTCGTAACATAACTGCGCTCAAAGACGAACTGGCAATCTTTGATTGTGGATGCGGTCATATCCGGCACAAAATCCCAAGGCAATACTAAACGAGCAGCCGGAATTGTTTTAGTCACAATCTCGCCATTCCATTGCCCCATAGCATCTTCTGACCACACTTTTGATTCCACAACATCAACGATAGGCGCACGCAAAATACCTGTGCCCAATACGCCGGCATAATGTAAACATAAGCGAGCCTCAGCAGCGTAATCGCATTCGAGCAACTGATCGTCAATTAGTTTTTCCATTGCCTCTGCACGCTCTTTCGCTTGTTGCATAATTGCACGAGCGTTATCAATTTGAGTGGCCATTTGCGGATTGCCGTTATCAGTTTGTTTTGCCATGTTGGCAATGTTAGGCATAGGCGTTGGCGAGATACCGTAATTCTTGTCATCGCTCGGAAATAACATATCTGTCATTTGAGCCGTCCAAGCATCAGTTTTCGCACGAGTATAACCAACAAACACTTTAGATTTACCTGTTGTTGTTGAGGTTGAGTATTGGTTGCGATATTGATACATATCTTTAACCCAACGTTCTACAACTGGTTGGCGTTGTTTAATTTGCTCTAATAATTTTGCTTTTAGCTCTGATCCGAAATTCGTGATCGCCTCTAATAATGCGGATTGTTCTGCCATTTCCTAGTACCCTGTCAATGAACTGATTGCTTGATGTGGTTTAATGTTGATGATCTGCTGTTTGAATAAATCAGGCATAGCGCCTAAACATAAATATTGGTTTGCATCGTGCGGATGTGAATAACGGTTTTTATCCGGCGTTTCTGTATATTTATCTTCCCCACTGATATTTAATAGGCGGTATGAATAACCTGTTTCATAACCTTTGATAAGTGTTTTACAGTGTGGACTAATAAGCATTGCCGGTTGTCCTTTACCTACTAAGCGAGACAACCACCAACGAACTGCCTCAAGGCGAGCGGTTGTGTTATTTGATTCAGCCGGACGAGCATTAAAGCCGTTTTCCAATAGAATTTGAAAGCACGTTTTTTCGTTAGTTTGCGCACGCTGCACGCCAGCCGGGTCGCCTATCACTTCAATTTCACAACCGTTGTATTTTGATTTAAGCAGGATCGAAAGTTGATCACGGATAAATCGTTCAATACCCATGCCAGTTGCAACAACTTCATCAGTGATTCGTAACTGCCCGATTGGCGCAACTTGACCGATAATTGCGGCTGGCGTTAAACCAAAGTCAAGACCGATAAATGTTGGCCATCCTTTAACTGGCAATAATTTATCTTTTGATACGTGCAATTCTTTATTGAAGTGATCCATATAAACTGGTTTACCTGTTTGTACTGTTGCGAACTCATTACAGATGCGAGATTTAATCCAGTTGAGCGTTTGACCTTGCAAGCTATCGAACCAGTACCCATAACCTTTCTTATGGTTTTCAACGTTCTCAGCAAGCGGATTAGCAACGAATTTATGCCCTTTGTATTCAACGTATAAGCCAGCCTCAATATTGGCTTTAACTTCACTGGATAAAGAGCTATATGGAATTCCTGTAATATCAATTAATGCGCCAGGTTGAGTGAAGAACTCCCATCCTTTAGGCGTTAGACTTTCGCCTGTTTCTTCATCAACGGCTTTTTCAAATTCATGCCACCAGTGATCGTCATCAGGCGAGTTTGTGTCCATAATCATGCCGTTCCAAGTTGCGCCATCAAATCCCTCTAATACGCTCTTTTTCGGGTAACGACCTGTACGAGTAACTGCCTCAGTAACAAGTAATACTGGCAAGAATTGAGCCTCGTTTATCCAAATCCCTGTAAGCTCAAGTGACATTAATTTCTTAACATCTTTTGGCTTATCCATAGATAGGAACATAAATTCAGCCTCAACCGTTGTTTTGCCATCAGGATGATTAATTTTCATTAATCCTGAGATTGGACTGTCATATTTAATCGGGCAAATACTGTCAGGAATCCAGTCTTGGAATGTTTTGATCACTGTACCTTTTAACTCAGGGTAAGTATTACGCACGCAAGCCCAACGAGTACGGCGAACACCATCAGAATTAGGCTCTTGGTTTAAGCAAATGCGGAACATTTCCATTACACACCCAACCGATTTACCACTACCAATCGGTCCACGAATTGCCTTTACTAATGCGTTTGATTTATGTACTCGGCGAAAGGTTGGCGAGGCGATATAATTAATCTTCATCATCGCCGCCTGTAAAATCCATTGTGTATTCCACTTTGTGTTTGCTTGCTGCTCTTGCGCCTAACTCTTGTGCGAGCTTATCGGCTTTAAGCAAGGTTTCTTTCGTCTGAGCTTTTCTTAATTCGATTGTTTCAAGCACTAAATCAATATCGTTATTTGTGCGGCTTAAACTCTCAATTCGTGCAACCGCTCTATCTAATGCGTTCTGAGCGGCGTTAATTAGTTTATAACTAAGCTCTTTATCTTCAGCCGTTTTACAGTGACTTAAATCAGCAGTGAACTTTTCAAGATTCTCGATTGATGCAATGGCACGTTGGCGCATTAAATCAATCTCGTCTTTAAGGCTAAAATCAACTACAACATCAAAGGCTGATTTATCTTTGAAGTAACGAGCGTAACCGCCATGCTTTATCATTTTTGCTGACTGTTTCGCTCTTGTTGCCATTCTTTTCGCAGTTTCGCAGCTTTCTTGTGTGACTTTCGCAGTTTCATTCGCAATTTCGCAATCAATTTCGCAGTTTTCCTCTAAATCTTCTTTAGATTCAACAACTTCCAATTCAGCAATTTTATTCGCATTGTTTTTAACGGCTTTCTTAATTGCTTTTACTTCTCGATTGTCACCTTTTTGGATTTCATCTAACTGTGCGAATGCTGTTTCAGGCTTTTTGATATAACGTTTAGCACTGGCAAAATTTAACCCTTTCTTTCTGCACCATTCTGATACTGATACTCCAGTCTTTGCGTAAGACTTGATGTATTCTATTTGAAGTGCGTTCCAATTATTTCTTGCCATAAACGATATATAAAAAAGCCCGCAATTAAGCGGGCTGTTAGTCTTTCTTTTAATTTACTCAACAATATTCCAATCTTCAGCAAGCACATCGGTTTGACTTGCTAACCATGGAACTAATTTATTATCAGCGGTTTTCATTGTGATAAACCCATTCCAGTCAGGCTCCCCCTCATACTGACCAAATCCAAATTTAACTCCTCTTGCGATCTCTTGTCCGGACACAAGGAAGAGAAACATTCCTTTGCCATTCCATCCACTACGAGCTACGCTTTTACCGCGTTTTAACTCCTCAATCGCCTGTCCGAAATTCAACTTTTCCATTTTCCCTCATAAAAGTAAATTAAAGCGGGTCGCCTACATAGATAGACCAACCTTTCAGATAATGCGGATCATCTCTATTTTGATAATCTAGCATGATAAAGCAGATTACATCAGCCAAGTCTAACACCCAGCTAGGAATAAAGTTGGCGGTATCGATAAGAGGATGTTCTTCATCTAATCCACCAACATAACAAGGGATTCCCCACACTTTGCAATGATGAGTAAATCCCTCTTCAAGAAGTTTCTTCTTTGATTTTGGAAAAAACATTGATTAACCCTATTTACTTAATTTCTCAGTTTGCCATTCACGGATTTTCTCAATTCGATTTAAGCACATATCACGCTCACGTTTTAAAATCACTGAGTATTGCGCAATATCGCCGTATGTCTCACCGGCAAACTGTGTTTTGTCTAAATGAGATAAATAAGCAACTGGCAATCTTTGACAGGAAACAACTTGCGGCGCTTTATTGGTGCAAGAAGTTAATAATCCCAACAGGAGCATTGGCGTTAAATGCACTGCTTTGCTTATCGGATTTAGGAATTGATTTAATAATCGCATTGGTTTCCTCTCTTGTTTTGCTATCTGCATTTGATAATTCAAACGTTAAGCGCTCGTTTTCCTCAATGTCTGCTTTTAGCTGCTTAATTGAGTTGGATTGGGTTTCGATTGTTTTAGCTTGTTCTGCGTTAGTTAATTCAAGACTTTTAATGGTATTTGCTTGATGTCCTAATACAGTGCATAGCGCAATAACTAAAACACCTAGCCCGCAGTAAATATATTTTTGCATGATTTAATCCACCATTAGCGCACGATACAATTTGCAGCGCTCTTCTAAGCCGTTTGTTCCACCGTTTATCCGAAGTGTAGCTTTCTCAACAGAGGTGCAATTAGCTAAATCTTTATCTAGCCAGAACCAAACGCCTGATTTAACGATTAAATCTAAATCAGTTGATACTTCTTCAGGCATAATGGATTTACCTAACCATTTTTGGAATCTGAGGTAGTTATCTTTACCTGTAAGATGCGGTAGTCCACGGCCTCTATACTTCCAACCGTCACCAGTTGCCTGATTGCCGTTCCCCATGCGGTTTGCATAGGCGATATTGGCAATAGATGCTTGATCGGCTTTTTGAATAACCACACCAGCATTATTTTTTACATAGCCATATTTTTGCGCTTGCGCTAAAGTAAAGTATTTGCGGAATGTTTCTCTTAATCCGGCAACAGAATAATTCATGCTTTCGCTGAAACGTGTAAAGCCTCGTGTTTCATGCCCACACTGAGCAATAAACATAGCTTGCTGCGCTTTTGTAATGCAGCCGGCAACAGCGATTTGCTTGTCGATTGCATCGTACATTCCCGATACCGCATTAGGGAATACTTTGTTAAATCTCTCTTTGGAAATCAACATTTTTAACGCCCTCTACCTTTACCATTGATTCGACCCTTATCGCTATGATGGTCGCCCTTTTCTTTCTCAAACCCTAACGATTGAAATTCACTGTGAGCATCTTGCTCGATTTCATGTTCGTAATCTTTCACTAAGCTTTTAATCTGTAAAATTCGACTATTGCAGATTTTTAATTGGTCAGTAACTTTCACAGCGTAAACAGCAACATCAGAAGATTTTTCACCGTTCAACGTTGGTTTCGGGCAAGTCACTAAAAGATTGTCTGGGATGGTTACTCGGATAATCTTAATCTTCTCAACCGGCTTACTCGGATTTAAGCAGCCTGTCGATAACAGCACGACTAACACCATCGCTACGAACACATTTACTTGAAAGAACAATCTTACTAATCCCATCCAGCTTATCTTCATTTCGCTTACGCTCCTTTGCTTGCTCTTTAAGCAAGAATTCAATTCGATCATTTCTATCGTTTACCGTGTCTTGAAGAGCATCAATCCGTTTCATTCGCTCTTCAGCTAATTGTGCTGTTTGGTCGTATTTATCCTGCAATAATTCCAAACTCTTATTTTGTGCGAAGATTTGGACTGATAACCCGATACAGCCTGCGAACAGAAAACAGCCGAAAACCCTATCGAGTGCAATTCCTAATCTTGCGGCTCTTTCTCTACCCATTTTCTTTGCCCCTTGCTTTTGTTTTGCTTGGATCGTCCTGGCTATCCGTTACAAACTCATCTTCCTGTTCATCAATAACTGGCATTTCATCGTCATAATTTGAGGTTCGTTTCCTATTCGTCTCTTTCTCTATATCCTTGATTGAGTAATTAGGATTTAAGTCATCCACAGATCCGCCAATTTGACGGAAGAAAACTCTTAACAATCCCCATAAAGCCGGAACGCCAAAATATCCAAACGCACCAGCGATTGAAATAATCATTAGCGTATCAATGCTTTGTGACATTAAGAAAAACGCAACCACCATGCCGCTAAAAGCACCAACGAGAAAACTTGATACAACAGAAGATAATTTAACGTGTTCCCCCATTGATTGAGTTGCAGTTATGTACTTAACAACGCCGCCAAGTCCAGAAAACGCTAGAGAAATAACCGTTGCTATAATATCTATGCCGTTATTTGGCGAGCCATTGTCTTGCATTGGTTATCCGTAAATTTTGTGCAATAAAAAAGCCCGCAAAATGCGAGCTTGGGATGCCGTAATGTGTCCTTGTAAGACATCACGGTTCTTAAAATAAAAAAAGCCGAAGTGTTAATACACCTCGACCATTTTTAAGAATCTTACTGCAAAACTCATTAAAAGTCAATGAATCTTTATATATTACAAGCGTTTATTCATTAGTATTTATTATCTAAATCATCATAGATATTCCAAGTATTTCCTCTATTATCACTACCTCGATATATATCATCGCCTATGCGGTGAGTTGTTGCTCTGTAACCGCCTGATCCACTTGTGATATAGGTATCGCCAATTCTGTGTGTGGTGCTTGAAAATCCACTTGAATCACGGCAAATTCTAGTATCCCCAAAGTTATTGCAAGTGGTATAACCCGCCATCGCTGCGGACGATATTAGCGATAAAGCAATCAATAGTAATTTTTTCATATTATTTCCTTAGGCGATAATTAGTCAGCCATATAAACCAACTCTTTGCACTCCCTTTTTAAAATCTACTCTAATGGCTTTTGGGTCATACCGACTAGCGGAAACAACAGATGACAACATCAATAAAAAGACACCCAAATAATAACGCTTAAATCTGCTCATATTTAGAATCCACAGGCCATCTGTTTGGCTTTATCAAACATCTCTTCAAGACTTTTGGCCTTCTCTTTAGAATAGTATTCTGATGCCTCGGTATATTTATCATTTGGGAAATAAACTCTAATAGTTATCTTTTGCCCTCCACTTGTATTTACCGGATTTAACAACTCACTTATTGTATCAGTGCTATCTTCTTTACCTACCGCAACACGATCTTTACCCCACTCTTCCACCAGCAAATCATTATTTGCTTTTTTACAGTCAAATTTGACTTTTAAAAGAACCTTAGTTGGTAACTCTTCAACAGTTATACCATTTGTCTTAATTGCAGATACATTATATATTTCGACAATTGGATTATCGCCAAACTCAATGACATGTATATAGCTCTCCACTTTAATTTTTCCAGAAGTTAAAATCTCTTTGCTTTTTCTAAGCTCTTCTGAAAAAACCGCTGTTGGTGTTTCCTGATTCAAACGTTTCAGCATATTTAAAGAAACCATCTTCCTTGCTATATATTCGCTTGGTAATGGAATTTCCTTGGATAATAAAAGCTTATATTTTCCATTCATATCTACTCTTTTATCAAAATAAGCATTTACTTCAGAATAATATGAGAACACACTATTATTTTGAGTTTGATGACTAGAACATCCAACCAACAGCCCAATAATTCCCATCGCATATAATATTTTCTTCATAAAAAACTCCCATAGTTATTTTTTTAATTATGAGAGTTTTATTATTTTTCATCTGTGATCTACTT